TTATTCTGTTACATCATATTCAAATTGATGTTCAGAAAAGATTCTTTCCATTTCATTTTTAAATGATGGTGACCCTACCATGTTATATTCTTTATCAGTAAATCTCTTACAAACAGCTGCATAATATAATTCATGAACTTTTGTATTCCCTTGATTCACATCTTTTAAACCTTGACCTGCAAGAGCTAAACTTATGTCTCTTTGTCTCTTTTTATTTTCAGCCAATGTTTCTCCCATTTTTTTACCATCTTTTATATAACCTTCTTCCATTTTTAGCGAACCAATTATAGCACATAACGGAATATCATTTCCAGGCTGATTGTAAAAATTCATCCACTCCTCTTCACTCATAAGTAAAACTCCTCTCGAGTCTTTAGAAGCCATAGCCATGCTTACTGTAGATAACATCAACACAACTAATAAAACAATTTTTTTCATACTTACTCCTTACTTCACAATACCCATTCTAAATTACATCTTTTACAATAATGAAATTTCAAAATTTATTGTGATTTATTTATATTAAGTTAATTTAGAAACAGGTATATTTATTTCCTTCTCTTAACTCACATGAATTATAACGTTATTCTTTTAAATAGTCAATATCATAAAATAAAAAAACTAAAAATATTTTATTATAAAAAAATGGCGCACCTAGCAGGTCTGTTTATTAATACTCCTTTTTTAAACAAATACTGATTTTATTGACTTCTTTCTAACTATTTCAATCTTATTTTTTAGTATTTTACTATATTTTCCATTATTTTGTCCCCAAATTGTCCCCAAAATTTTTTAAAAAACTCTAACAATATTCGCAGTATTGTTAGAGTTATAAATCACATATTACATTTTTATTTTATCATAGATAACTTGAAAATACAATGGAGTCGTAAATGAAAAATTTAAAAATCAAAAACTTAGATGAAAAAGATATTCAAAATATAAAACAAATTAAAATTATAGAGCTGGAAAAAATGAAACTTCAGGATTTAAAAATTCTAAAAGTTAAAATTGAAACAGCTATTGAGAATATAGAAAAAGAATAAGAGCCATTAAAGGCTCTTAATTTTATGTTTGACATTTTGAGAAATTGTGTTATAATACTATTAACAAGATAACTTGTGAAGGAATTACACTGAGTTCCCAAAGGGGAGTAAGTCAATGGATGAGAATTCTCATGTGCCTGGGGTTATCTTATTTTTTTTATCCCTTTTTTCAAATCTTCAATTATAGTATCTGGATTTTTTAAAATTTCTTCCACAATAAACTCTATTAACATTTGAGAATATCCATATCTGTTACTTATCCTATAATAAAAACAATATTTCTCGTTAGTCTTTATATCATAAAAATTTATAAATAAATTTAAGTCGTATTTATTAAAAATTTTTGGTTTAGGTTCACCGTTCTCAATTTTATTCAAAAATATTTTCTTACTTTTCAATCCTCTGTTTACTAACCGAACAACATCTTTGGTAGTATGTTTGTATATTTCATTTGGATTTTTAATTTCTTTGACTATTCCGATCTTGCTATCAGCGTTTTTATCGAATGCCACTAAAACGTCCGCTTTACCCTTATCTTTCACTATTATCAATCTTGCTTCAATAGGTATAGCATATTCCGAATTATTTTCTCTTATCTCAGATTCTATTTTTTTTGTATCCTTTATTAATTTTTTTGCCATATTAACCGAATATCTTGCTCTTATTTCCTCTTCTGTAAATTTTTCGATTTTTGTTGACAATGTTAAAAAATTTTGTGCTATATGATTTGTTATATCTGAATTATGGAACTCTTTCATTTTTTCAACATAATTTATTACACAAGCTTGAAATAAAGGGGCATAGATATACTCATAATCTTCTGTTACAAAATGTGTACTTGTATTTCTCAAATCTATTATTCGTTCCAGATTTTTTCTTAAAGATCCATTTTTATCACTAAATACTATTTTTATGCAGTTTTCCAAATTAAGAGTCCTATCTTCTGAATCTTTATAATATATCGCATTTTCACCTTTTAATTTTATTATATGGGCTTTTAACATTAGTTCCCAAGCATTGCAGATGAAGAAGCTAAAACCTTCCACTCTATATTTTATCGTTGGCTTATTGTAGATTTCTAACCCCATTATAAATGCTTCTGTTGATTTTTCTATCAATTTATTTACAAAGTCAATAGTATTTTCTTTCATTTTTTCCCTTTCTGATTTTTGAAGTTTTTATAATTATACTATATTTTTTGCTAATTTTCAAAAAAAGATAGCCATTTCTGACTATCTCCCAAACACTTTGACAGCTCTTTCTTTATCTTTATTCTCATCAACCATTCTTTGTCTATCAAATCCAGCAATAATTATCAATGCCACTATATTTGTTCCTATCAAAAGCAACATATCCTCTTTTTTTGATTTTTCTTCGATATTATCAAAAATTTCTTTATTACTTTCACTTTTTAACCTGCTTCTTAATAAATTCAAGTTCTGATGTCTTTGATAATTTCTTAACTTCAATGTCAAAACTGAATTTAAAAATATAACGGCTAGCATAATAAACGCTAATTTTCTACTTTTGCGATGCTTTTCCATTATCATCACCTTTATCCTTTTTGACAAATCCCAGCTTTTCCAGCAGCAATTCTAAAAAGCCTGTACTAATCCCATATCTTTTTTGGTTTATCGTTTCCAGCAATGCCTCTCCAAAAAATCCAAAAACTGGACTCCACGGATACAGGTACTCTGCCGAAAAATGTCCTATTATTTTGTTTAAAGACAATGTTATTGACATAGTCATTCCAGCAACTGCTATTCTTTTCAAATATGGCTTGACAGGCTTGTTGTCAACCATTTTTTGAGCCACTACTCCAAATAACACTCCACTAAAAAATAAGATCAAGAAAAGCCCGTGATTGTCAATTATTATTTTTAAGTCTTCAATCATTTATGCTCCTATAGTATGTTTTTGTTCCCTGCTTTTTCTTCATCAAAAATTTGTTGCAACACAACTTTTAAGTCAAATGTTTTTCTGGCTTCCTTTAAAACTTCTGACAATACCTCTTCGCCAATTTCTTCTGCGAAGTCAGGAATCCATTTTCTATCAATTGATTTTTCTTTTTCCAACAGATCTTCTAACTTATCCCAAAAACCTTCATACACTTGCTTAAATTTTTCTGCCCCAGCTTTTCCTTTTGCAACTATTTCTGTTTTATAGATTAAAGTCTTTCCCAATTCTAAAATTTTACCTGTTAAATATATTTTTGCTGCTAATTTATCCATTTTATCATCTCCTATTTTATTCTTTTTCTTAAAATCAATTCTAAGCCACCTAGCAAGCTCTATAATCAATTTTAACTCACTAGGCAACCTTAATATCAAAAGCGTTCTTTTTATGCTCTTATTCGGCTTGTATCAAAGTCGTTTTTTTATTACTTTAATTCAAAATGTGGTGTATCATGCATTTTCCAATTTCCGCCCCATTCAACATTTACATTTTTAGATTTTGCAATCGCTAATATGTGATTTGCTATTGATTTTAATTTTTTATCGTCATACCCTTCGTCCGTTGTAAATTTTCTATACACTCCATTCTCATAAATTCCGCACGGAAAAATATCAACAGCATGCCCAAATCCGTCACTCTTAATTTGATGATTAGATTTAGCTTTATATCCATCACAATTTGTTACTCTTTGCCCTGCTCTTGTTCTTCCTTGCTGATACAAATAATTTTGTTCTTCCGCTGTTCTTGCTCCTGCTGTTATTCTAAAATCAAACGGACTATTTTCAATCGCCGTTTTAATTACATCAACCAATTTCGGATGAACATTCTTCATTTTTTCTAAACTTAATTTGCTTAATACATACATCTACATCACTTCCTTTATTTCTTCGACATTTAAAATTATGTTATCTTTTTCAAATTTTACTCCAACAATTTTATATTTCTTACCGTCTAATTCTATTTCTGTGCATATCAATTTTTCTATATTCATTTAAATCACTCCTTTTCTAATTTTGAAAAAAATCACTTACATTAAGCTCTAACATCTGATCAATAGTGTATCTACTGATTCCAACAACCGCCATTTGTTCTGCTACATCTGCAATCTCAATAATATCTTGTATTTTTTTAGCTAAATCTTTTAATTCAGTTCTATTCAACTCAATAAATTCAACCATTTTTTTATCATTTAAAACTTTTACTTTTTCAATCTTATCTTGTTCTAAAGTCCACATTAACGACATTTTAAGAGATAAGCTGTTTCTATTTCTTTCATTGTTCTCAAATATGTATTTTTTGCTATCTTTTTCGATTTCAAGTGGCTGATTTAAAAAGCTTAATTTAGCTTCAATTAAATCTTTTAACGCTTTTTCTCTTAATTCTTTTAGTTTTGCATTTAACAAATCATTATCGACTTTCCAAGCGTGAGAATCTTTATCCCAAATGCTCCATTCGTTTGGTTTTGCGATAGTCACAATTGTTTCATTAACCTCGTCTAAATAACTTCCGTCTGATAAAGTTGTTTTTCCACTTTTCACTTTTTCGATTTCAGTCATTTCTCTCAATTCTCCAGTTTTTGAATCAATAATCGGATTGTTTAATAATACTTCAGAAAATTTCATTGTTTCTTCATTCCAAAGTGGATAAAACAGTTTTGGATTTTCTTTAAATTCCTCTGTTGTTGTGACCGTTGGTCGTGCTGTGCACTCCAATGTATTTATTTCATAAATATAGACAATCGTCATTTTTATCACTCCATTTCTTTAATTTTTTATGATTTTAATTCTGCACTAACTTATGAATTTGTTCAGATTTTTGAAGAATATTTACTGATTTTATTGACTTTATGCATACTTTAGATTTTAGTGATTTAATAAAAATTGTATGTAAGCATAAAACGAAATTATCTCAAAGCCTTTAAAAATCAATATTCATACTTAAAATTTTCGTGCAAATTCATAAATTTCTTTACTATTTACTGTTAAAATCCAGCCTTTTTCCGAATTTCTAACAGTTTGTTTTTTCTTTCTCTAACACTTGTCTTTTTGACATAATGCTTTTTAGTTACATCTGTCCCACTATGATTTGCAAATTCACTAGCTAGGTCAATCCCGGCTGTTTTTGCAATCAAGTTTATTGATGTTTTTCTTAACGAGTGCGGATATAGATTTTCTATTCCAACTAACTTCCCAATCTTTCGCACTCTATCTCTTATCGTGCTTTTACTCATCTGCTTAAACACTCCGTTGTATTTAGTCACTAATAAGTATTCGACGTTGTCGTTTCTACATCTCAACCACTCCCTTATTAAATCTGTTGTTTCCTCAAATATAGCAAATTCAACTACTTTCTGTTCTTTTTCCACTATTCCAAATATTATTCCGCTTTCTAAGTCAACATTACCAATCTTAATCGATTGTAATGCCGAAATCCTACAAGCTGTATCAATAATCAAGTTAAATATGATCCTGTCTTGTAAATCAAATCTTTTGTCCATTTCCATTTTTATATTAATCTCTATTATTTCCTTATTACTCAAATAATAGCTATTTCTCCGTTTTTCCACATCTGTAACTTTCAAGCGGTCTAATTTATCTCTAAATGGATGTGTTGCTATTAAATCACGCTTAACTGCCCAAATGTAAAAACTACTAATTGCCGTTATTTTATTGTTAATAGTTCTAGCATTGTTCCCTTTGACTTCTCTGCAATATCTTATATAACGCTCTAAAATACTCACGATAAACTTTAATGTATCTTTACTCAATAAATAACGATTGTTCTCATACGCTCTTAAATACTCTACAAACTGTTTCATATTGTTAAGATATGTCTTATAAGTTGTGTTCTTCGTTGCCTCATTTTTTGCTATATTGCTATTGAGGTATTCCAAATAAATCTCTGCGTTTCTTCCTTTCAACTCTTGCAATTCCATTTTTATCATCTCCTCTATAATGTTTAATTACATTATAGACTAGAAAATTTGTTCAAAACTTATCGTGTAAAAATCGGAAACAATGTTGAAATTGGGAAAGTTTTTGAGACAAATATCGAATATCCATCGAGTCGTCCTCACATTTTTTATTCTGTCCATACTGGTCATAATGTGCCTATCGACTTAAATGATCATTATAAGTATGCACTGAATGAAATTGTTGTGAACATTGGAATTTCAAAATCAGGATACATCCAATATTCCGTCGCTAAAAACAATAACATTATTGACGGACGATTTATTGAAATTATGTTTGTGTTTTAGTTAGAAAATTTGTTCGAATTAACAGAAACGGTAGAAGTTCCAAATTCTGTTTTTTCAGTTGTTAGATTCTGGAGATACGGAAAAAGAGCTTTCCTCTTTATCTTTTTTGACTACAAAAATTCGAGAGAAGTCAATTGGATGACTGAAGGAATTCCTTTAACTAATTATCCCAAGAATTTTGTTCCTGACGCACCTTTTTTGAACACTGAGCACATTGTGGTCTCGAATAACAGTAGCAATAAAAATATAACTCGTTTAGTATTACGTAATGACAAAATAACAATACATGGTGTTGAAGCAGTAACACATTATGAAATAAAAGGAATTATTTCGTACGTTACAAAATAATTAGAAAATTTGTTTGAAAAAGGCAGCAGCTATTGCAAAATCGGTGATTTAATTATTCAAGGCGGTATAGTCAACTATCGAAAAACTGATGGTGCAGACGGAACTGTCGGAAATTTTACCATCCCTTTTAAAAATGATTGCTTTTCAGTTATTAGTTCCGATGTTTGGAACGGAACAAATAGAACTTCGATAGCTGCTATTTCACGAACACAATTTAGGTGTTGGGGGAAAGACGGTGCCGATGCTTTTAACGATACAACAATACGTTGGCTAGCCGTAGGTTACTAAATTTTAGAATAATACGTTGCTGAACCTTTCAAAATGTTAAAACGACCGTTGTTTGCTCCCCAGATTGTAATTATTGATGGATTAATTTGTATTCTTGTAGCACCTTTTGCTCCAGATAACGAACTGAAAGCTAAACTTGACTCTAATCTGTGCGATTCGGGAACTGGTAAAAACTTTTGAGGGATATCGACAAGTTTTTGGTTTTCAAGAAAAAACAAATTATTCGTATCATCTTGAATTAAGACATTTACACTCACGATATTTCCTTGTTTTACAAACGATACAAAGCCGTTCGGAATATTAATTGTTTGTTTTTCAATTTTAAACAAATTTTCTATTTAGTTTAATAACCTATAGCGAGCCATCTAAAACCGGTGCTTTTGTATTTTAATTCGGTAGGATTAGTTCCATAAAGCCTAAAAGTTGCTGTTGTATCGAGAACTGTTCCTATTATATGTGTTCCAGGACCATTGTCGGTTGCAAAAATTTGATAATTCATTGTTTTAAAAGGTTTATTAAATCTTACAAGATCATTACCGCTCGGAGCTATCCCTGTTCCCCACTGGATAATTAAACCGTTCGGGAACTTTAAGAAATTACTCTCAAAACTGAATAAATTTTCTAATTTGTCCGAAATCGGCTTATTAGAAATAGCCCTAAATTTCCCTGAATCATTGTAAGTTAAAGAATTATCCTCAATACATTCATAGTAAAATTTTGTTACGCTGTCATAATAAAATTTACCTTTCGTTTTATTGCCAATGTCCTGTATGTTTCCACCAAATTGCAAACCTAAAATTTCGGCTAGCCGATTTCCTTCTAATGCCGTTCCTTTTTGTGATCCGTACAAAGTGCTATCTGATAAAACAAAAGAATTGCTTTTGAAGTTGAGCAAATATTCCTTTTTGTCTTTTAAAATCCCTTTGTCAATCTTATCTAACATACTATTTTTTAATTGATAAATCTGATATTCTGTACCACCTAATTTTAAAAATACATCCTCAAACTGATTTTCTCCATCAATTCTAATTAACAATTTTAATCCGTCAAATACGCCAAACTCTTCGATTCCAGCCAATGCAACTTCGTAGATATCTTTGTTAGTCCCTACAGTTCTGATTGTATCTAGAGTGTGGACCAATCCTTTTTGTAAATCATTCATGACTTGTGCTGACAATGTTGTCCCAACTTGAGTTGCTGTTTCTTCACCTTTCCAAATATGCCTAACCAATCCGGCACCAACATCATTTGCATTTTCAACTTTGTAAACATCCAAATTCGTTCCTATCCAATCCTTTATTTTTTTTAACATCTATCTTACTCCTTCTTGTGTTATTACATTTATTCTTGCTAAATTACTCTCATAACTTTTTTGTTGCAAAATCTCATCATAAAAGCTATCCTCTATTTTTAAAATTCTTTTCACTCCAACAAAGGCCCTGTTTGAAATATAATTAGCTGTTTGCACTTTATATTTAAAATCAACAGTTATTTCCACACCTTTCGCTCGTATTTCAAGCAAAATATTTAAGATACTCTTTTTTATATATGCAGACAGTCTTTTATTCAATATAATGTAAATGCTTCCTGCTTTTTCTTTGTAAAATTGTGTTTCAAAATTTCCGTTAAAACTTCCATTTTTAACTTTAAAATCTATATTTTTAACTTTATCTTTTATAATCCCTTCTTTAAAAATAAAAATATTTTGCTCATAATTTTCAATTATAATCTTGAGCACATTTAAGATTGTTTCAAAAGTTGCATTTTTACTTTTCCTTGAAATTTCAGCAAGTATTCTCTTTCTATAATTTTCATCTTTTTCGTTCGTGTCCCTTTTCAAATTAAAAGATGTTCCAAATTTGTCCAATGCATAACCTTCTGCCTCCATAATGTTTAAAGATTTCAAAAGCTCATGTATTCCTTTGCTTGCTTGTCTTATTTCTCCTAAATATAAATTTAGCAAAAAATAATTATTGCTTTCCTTATCTCTTCTATACATATGCGGAAATCTACTTATTATTTCATCTGTATACTCTTCGCTATTCTTAAACATAAATTACCTCGATATTATTTTCATTGATTTGAAATTTTTGACCAACTGGGACCGTAAATGTTTTGTCGAAATTTTGTATTGCAACATCGGATTCTGTTAATCCCATTTTCAGATTTATTTTTCTTATGTCGTCAATTCCTAACACTTCTGAATATGTCTTTAAATAACTGATAGATTCTCCTGTTTTTAGATTATTGATATAATTTAAAATTTCCTGTTGTATTTGTTTGGTCCAACGACTATCTTTTTCATCTAAATTTTTTGTTTCCAAAACTTCAACTTTTATTAATAACGTACTGTATTTTATGATGTTATATATTATTTTTCTTTCAAATACACCTCTTTTTATTTTTTTTTCAAAAGTTTGTGCATTAGAATCTGCAAGAGTTAATATTCCATCCGCTTTCAAGTCTAGAATAGTTTCAAAAATTTTGTTGTCTGGTGTTCCTTCTAAAAATATTTTAACTGTTCCAGCTTCAGTAGCTGGCTCGGTCTCAGGATCTAATATCAACACATTTTTAATATTTTCCAAAGCCATTAATCCGTTATATAATGCCGCATGTGTAGCAGTTTGTTCAACTGTTTCCTTTCTTTTAAGTCTTTCTCTATAAAGGCTATCACTCTCATTATTTGCACCGCCAGTTACATCCGCATCATTTGTAATTTTAGCAACTCCTTCATATTCAGTCGTAAAAGTAACATCACTTGTGATATTGCTTTCTTCTCCGATTTCAAGAGCCTGAATAAATCCTATTCCATAATACTCATTATTATCTAATTTATCCAACGTAACGTTTGATAATAGTCTGTATTCTTTTTCAGCGTATTTTATAATAGTTTGCGCTGGTATAACTCTATTTTTTTCTCCTGTTATCTTAACCTGTCCAGTTGCATAAGCCCCTGCTTTTCGTGAAGTTCTCAGTAAAGTTCCAAAGAAATCTAAGTATATCCCTGTTGCAGTATTTAGATTCATTTGATTATTAAATTCAAGCAATTCTTCCCATATTTGTGATAGCTCATAACCTATAGCTTCGGAATGAATCCCTTCTGGAGTATTAAAATCTAAAATATAATTATTATCTTGTAATCTTGCTTTGTACCTATTTTCTATATCTTTCATAATATCTGTAAAACTTTTTAACACAAATCCCTTTTCTGTTACTCCAAAATCCATTATTCCTCCTTTCTAAAACGCTAAAGTCTTTCCATTTTTCAATAACATTTCCACTTTAAAATTATAGTTTCCATTTCTATTTTCAAAATTGCTTTCAAACTTTGTTATTTCTGCCACATCTTCATCCGACAAAATAGTTTCTTTGACCTGGGCCTCTATATTAAATTTTTCTAATAAATTTCCTATTTGTCCATTATTTTCATTTCTTTTAAGCCAATAAATACCTTCATTCTTATGCAAAAACCATTCGTTAAAAAATAACCTCAATTTATTTTCCAACCGTAATCTTATTTTTTCTAATTCTGAACTTAATATAATATTTTTACCAATTACAACATCTATTTCTTTATCGTCATTTTTTTCTGTTAGCCAACTTTCCACACTCTCCATGATATCCTCCTAATCCAATGGTAATCCACCATTTGTATGAGTTAAGAATGACTTTCCGCCAATTGTAACGTCTCCGCTCACTTCTAAACTTCCATCAACTTTAACAGGCCCACTTATACTGATTGAACCACCTTTTATGTTGACACCACTATCATTTATCGTCACAAGCGTTTCACCATAAGCAATATAGAAGTCGTTAGATATGTTCTTTTCTGCATCACTTGTTATTTGTCCAACTACAACGGCATTATTTATATCAAATTTTGCACTAGAATTCGGCTCACAAGGTTCAGAAGCATTTCTTGCATTAAATGTATCATGTTGACAAAAAGCTACTAAAATCTTATCATTCGCAGTTAACGGAGCATTTACTTTGCATTTACTCCCCCAAAAAATCGGAGCAATTGGAACATTTTCAATTATTTCAACTTCATCACGTGTGCCAAAAAGTTCAGGAATATCTAACATTTGTATACTACAGCTCATGTTAGAGTTATCTACTTCAACAATTTTAGCTATTGCAAAAGTATTCAAATTATCAAATATTCCACTTATCATTGATTCTATATGATCTCCTACTGTTTTTTTTCTCACTTTTTACCTCCTACTCCATATGTTCTCACTATTCTATCCCAGTCTTTTTCTTTCTTATTTCCACTACTTTTTGTAGTAGTTTTTTTGGCAGTTTTTTTAGTTTCTATGTTATTAGATTTTTTAACCTCGTTTTCTTTTTTGCTTGTTTTTTTAGTATTTTTTTCATTTTTCTTACTCTTTTTATCGTCTTTTTCTTTTGCTTTTTTCTTTTTATTTTTATTTTTAGATGCTTTCTCATTTTTCCCTTTTTTTCCAGAAACAATTTCGATTTCGTTAGCTTTTTTAGTTTCTTCATCATCAAATTTAGTTTTTATTTCTAACTCTGTGTATGCATCACTTTTAAAATTAATAACGTGCTTACCTTTTGTGATAAGATACTCTCCTTTAATTTCAAGTTGCTCAAATTCCTTTTTTAAATCTAAATTAATCTTAAAACCTTCTTGAAATCTATGATCAAATATACTTTTCAATGTATAAGTGCCGTCATTTTCTTTTACATCTTGAAATCGATTCGGATCAAATTCTAAAATACCTCTATTTATCTTATCTCGTGGTTGAAAAGTGACAACTCCATTTGTTATAAAAAAAACACTTTTGGTATCTTTTGCTATTTCTTTAAAAATGTGTTTTACGTTGTTATGCATTGTTTTTCCGTCTTTATAATCAATATCCTTACCAAGCTCTATTGTCCCAGCTTTTAATTTATCCAAATTTGATAAAATTAATTTTATTATTGTACTAGCTTTTGTCCCTTTTCCAGTTTTAAGATTTATTTTTGTGTCTTTGTATTCATCATTATAAGTATTACAAGTTATCTCAAATTTTTTATCAGCGTTGCTCCAACTTCCTTTCAAACTCTCGATAATCCCTTTATAGATAACACCAATATCTTTATTTACTCCATCATTCCAATACCCAGCTTCAATAACTACTTCGACACCTTTTCTTAATTTTTTAATCATTTCATCTGTTAAATTATAAATAACAATTTTAGCAATATTAGTGCTTTCTGTTATATCAAATTCAGTTTGTATCTCGAAATCTGGCGAATAATCAACTCCATTTTCAACTTGAAATCTTTCAAATTCAATTTCCTCTGTTTCATCTCCATTTTTTACTTTAAAAGTTACTTTTGCATATCTGTCCCACAAAATACAGTAATTATCATTTACTCCGTTATTTTGTGTATTTCCTATGTTCTCAGCCATTAAACCACCACCATAATATCCTGTAATATTCCAGCTGTCTCTGTTGTAAACTCAACATCAAAGCCATTCAAATTGATTGGCAAAGCTATCATTTTAACATTTGGAAATTCTTTATATCGTCTTCTGCACAATAAGAACAAATCTTCGTATGCATTAATTCTTTGACCCATATGTAAATTTTCGTTATCAGTCTTTACATCTAAATACCAAAGTTCTTTTATATTGTAAATTTCCAATGTAACTAACAACGTTTTTTCTCCATCGTCTAATAAAATTCTGTAACTACTTTTTTTATTTTTCTTATATAAAATATCAAAACTATATAATTTTCTCATGCTTTAATATCTCCTGTTCTAGGATCATCTCCAAGTCCACCTTTCATTGATTCACTCATCGAAACTTCAGACATTTCTCGATTTTGGGTATTAGTCTCTGGATCATAAGCACTCGTTGTAGTCTTTCCGTCAGTTGTAGTAAATTTTAACAAGTTTACTTCTTTTAAATTTATTGAAACTTTTATGCTAGTGTAATTTTGATAATTTTCCGAGTAACTGACACTAGTTATTGCGAGCGGAGCATAAACCTTGTCGAATTTAGTATACATAAATGTTGTATAATTTCTTTTTTTGGATTCTTTAACTAATTTCTCAAGTTCATCTTTCCACTCTTTGCCGTGTAAAATTACCTCAATTTTTAATGTATATGGATTTACAAACATATTTTCATTAAAATTATCTTTTAAATACGATTTGTAGCCTGTTATTTCATTGTCTTGACTATAATCAGTCGAAATTACTAAAAGAGGTATAGTGCCTAAAAATCCATTAGGTTTTATGCCAAAATATTTTAAATACATTTTTTCAAGTCTATCTTTTTGTGCTTCAAACCCTGCAATTGCTTTTTTTAAAAAATCTAATACTTGCATTCTATACCTCCTAAACTATTCCTAATTTTTCAAGTTCATTTTTTAACTCGTTTAGTGTTTCATCATTTCCACTAACATTAAATACAAAATGATTATTATTTGTAACAACTGTTCCACTGTCTTTCAGTCCACCACGAGTATTAGCTTTAATAGATTTTAAATTGTTTAACATATCGTTAGTTGTTGTGTTTCTTGCAACCATTGAACCGTTTGGCAACCAAATAGCTTCATCTCCATGCTCATCGATAGTAGTCATTCCCCCACCACCTTGCGCTTGGAAATTATTAGTTCCTACTGCGTGTTTACCTGTGACAATCCCTTTAACTCCTCCTACGAATTGTGCTCCACCAGCTTTTATCCCGCCCCAATCTAATTTACTAGCCGATTGGAAAGCATTTATCAACCCTTGCATGGCAGATATGGCGGATTGAATCCTACTTATTATCGCTGATATTGCTGATGATACAGCTGCTTTGATTGCATTCCATGCTGCATTTATTAAATTTCTTGCAGTTTGATTGTGGGTATACAAACTTACTAATGCACCTATAAACATTCCAACTGGGCCTCCAACTATCATTCCAATTACAGCAGGAATCAATGCACCTATTGCGCTCCAAGCAGCTGATACAATAGCATGGAAAGTTGAGTTTGTATTATAAAGATTTACTATTGCATTAACTAGCGTCATAACTCCATTAACAATTGCCATTATTATTCCACCAATTATAGACCAAGCTAATTGGAACACTGTCGCTATAAAATTCCATACTGTAGTTACGATTTCTCTAAACGTTTCATTTTGAACCCATAATTGCATTAATCCGCCGATTATTGCACCAACAAGTCCACCGAAAACAAATCCTACAAGAGCCCAACATTGACTAATAGCATTCCAAGCCGTTGTAATTGCATTTCTGAATGTTTCATTTGTATTCCAAAAATACATTATCGCTGCTACTATCGCCATTATTGCCGCTATGATTGCTGCGGCAATCAAAACATATGGATTTAAAGCAGCTACTGCGTTAAAGGCTGATTGTGCTGCAACTAATCCCCACAATATTCCAATTCCAACTGCCAATCCTAAAAATATAGTTCCCCAAAGTCTTACTGTTTCTTTGTTTTTTTCTACCCATTTAGTCATTTCTTGTATTTTTTGAGAAAATCCATCAATTTTTTCTTTAAACGATTCTAATTTTTGCTTAACTTCATCAGCTGTCATTCCCCAAATTTGCGTTTTATCTTTTGCATCTTCTGATTTTGTACTAAATCCAAATAGCGCACCTACAACAGCCATTATCAAGTCACTGATTGCTCCTAATGCACTTCCTAAACTTTGCAATGTAGCCGTCCACACTTTATTTACGTCAGCATTTTGTTGCAAATAATCTTGCCATTGTTTAAACATATTAAATATAACTACTAAACCAATCGCCAATAGTCCGTAAAGAACTATTTTTAATAAACTAACACTTGCAATAGCTTCTTTTATCCCAGAAACGAAAGGCCCAATGCTTGATTTCATTTTATTAAATACCATTTCTCCAATTACTAAAGCTCCCAAAATAGAAACTAATTGTAATAGCCAAGGCGCTTTTTCTGCTACTTGTCCAATTGCTTCAGCTATCCCCATAAATAAGCCTGCAACTGGGACTAATAAAGGCTCTAATGAGTCAAATACCGCTGCAAACGTACTTGACATTGTTCCCATTAAAGTTTCAACCGCTCCTGCACTTCCTTGCATCATAAAGTCACTCAATTGCTTAGCTACCCCACTACTATTTTTTATTTCGTTTTGAAGTTTTTTTAAGTCTTCTATACTTCCGTTCAATAGCGTATTAGCGGCTCTTCCTCCTTGTACTCCGAATATAGCTTTTAATACTCCAGCTTTATCCGCGTTACCCATTTTGTCAGTTACACCTTTTAATCTTTCAACAATTGAAACCATATCTTGTAAATTACCTTTTTCATCTGTAACCTTACCAATTAAATCTTCAAGTTTCCCACGTTTTTTAAAATCTTTTAAACTTTCAAACATTTGATTTAATCCAGTACCTGCTGTTGACCCTGTTAATCCGTTGTCATTCATTTTCCCTAACATCGCATAAACTGTTTCAAGTGGCACTCCTAATGCTTTCCCAGACGCTCCAACATACTTAAATCCTTCTGCCAATCTAGGTAAATCAGCAGCTGTATTTTTAGACGTAACAGCTATCATATCAGTAACTTTTTGAGCCTCTTTCGCAGATAATTGATAAGAGTTCATGTGCATTTTAACCATTTCAAGAGCTGGTGTTATATCCGAATTAAACGCTTGTGCCAAATTAGCAGCTGCTGGTATTATTTGTTTCATTTCGTCTTTTTTAATTCCTAACGTTGCTCCAGCGTTAATAGCCTGTGCAACATCTAAGTTGTTGAATTTAGTATCTCCACCAACTTTTTTAGTTAATTGCCTATACTCTTTTAAATCAACACCATATCCGCCAGTTTTGGCTGACGCCCCACGAAGTTCATAATCAGTTTGTCCATATTCTTGCAATGCTTCCGAGCCAGCTTGAGTAATAAATCCTCCAACTTTATACAATGCACCATCCCGAACTTTACTCAAAAGTCCTTTGACTTTTTTTATAGCACCATCAGCACCTTTAGTTACATTCTCAAGAGGATTTTTCACTGATTTTCCAACTGCTTCTTTAGCTTTATTCAAATCATCCATTTTCTTTTTAGCTTCTTGTGTTTCTTTTTTTACGTTATCCAATCCACTTTTTACAGTTTTACCAGTTCCAAGCGTTTTCATCATTTCTTGAGCCGTTTTCATTTGAGATTTAAGTTTATCTCCTTGTGATTGCAAATGCTTTTGCATATTCTGTATTTGTTTATTAAAATTATTTAAACTAACCTTGTCTAATGTTTTAGCTAGTTTTTCAGCTTCTTTTTGCATTGATTGTATCCATTGCTTTGCGTTTTTATCTTTAATAACAAACTCTAACTCATAAGTAACTCCTACTCCACTAGCCATTTATCTCCCTTTCTTTATCTTTTTCCGTTCTCTTTCTTTTGCTTTTTGAATTTCTGTATCATAAAAGCACATTTTCAAAAAAGTTTCGAACTCTTTTTCAGAGATTTTATTTTCATTATATCTTTTTAAAAAAACAAAAGAATTAAAACTTTTAAAATTCTCATTTATTTCTAACTGAAATGCTAGATTTTCAATTTCAGTTATATCTTTTAGCATTTCATCTTTATTAAAATATATTTTCCCTTCGTAAAAAAATGCTGGATTCTTATTTAAGGAAGGGATTTCTTACCACTTCCGATAAAAACACACCCAATCCAATGATTTCACTTGATGGAAAGTCCTCAAAGTCAAATCGTGGCAATAGGTCATCATTGTAAAAACAATCAACTATATCACCAAAATCAAGCACTCCTTTTCCAGTAACAGGATCGAAATCCATTTTTGAATATTTCGACGCTTGTCTTGTAGTCGGATATGTGCAAACCACATCTTTCGGTTTTCCATCCCAGTTAATCAAAGTGTATTTAAATATCTGTTTTGGTCTTAATCCTCCTTGCTGTTTTATTCTCCTTCTCTCATTTTTATTTCTTCTTTCTTTTATCTCTTCAGAAGTTTCAGCAACTATTTGGGCCTCAGCAGTTTCTAACTCTGGTGCTCCTATTGTTTCATTTTTTTCTTCTTTCTCCAACGGTCCTAGTCCTGCCATTTCTCTTGACATATTAATAGCTTCTTTTTCTGCTTCAGTGTATTTTCTCTCTAAATCCATTTTTAATCTCCTTATATTTTGTATAAAAGACAACTATTATATTTTTCATATTAGTTGTCTTTTTTTTCTCCAATTACATTACAAGTTCTCTGCTTTCTGCTTCAAACTCCCATGCTCTAGCTTCAGTTCCACTTTCGTTTGCATATTTTAATGCAGCTTTTTTCTTAAATGAAACACCATTATATATATAAGTTTCATTTGTATTTGTATCAGTTATTACCATAAACATTGGAAATAACCCTTTGTTTGCTTTCCACAATTTGTGCAATCTTTCCATTGTTCTGTGTTCGCTACTTCCGTATAACAGACTTAATGTGATAGACAAACTCTCGTCGACTGATACGTTAACAACCTTTTGCCCACAACTCGCAATTGTTGAACTCGAGCTTTCTGCGTTTGGATCATCTTCAAAACCGTCTTCATGTCTGCAAGTAATTGCATAAGGAATACCTGCAGCAGTTAACACAATCTTGACATTATCCACATTATATTGTTTTGTTGACATTTACGTCCCCCCCTTTTATTTATCGAATACAATTTCTCCGTCTGTTGTAATTATTCCTGTTAATGCCACATTTCTTGCGCCGTTTAAATAAGTCACTCTTAAATCAAATTTAAACTTACCTTCTCTAATCGATTCTTGTGTTAATTCATCAACTGTCAAATGTCCTAATTTTATGCTAAACTCATTACCATTTTTATCCTTTTGAGTTATTGTCCCGAAATAACTTCCATTACTATCAACCATAAACATCCCAGCATTCGCTCCTTGTCTGCAACGTTCTCTTATGATTGATTCAATCATTAATCTACCAATATCATTCAAAGGTATTTTGTCCTTTCTCACCTGAAATATTGTTAAATCTTTTTTTAAACCATCTCTCAACCAAATTTCGATTAATTTCAATTCGATAAATGTTTTATTATCAGAATTAAGTCCATTTACAATATGAAAATAACCTTGAGTTGGTTTAGATAAGTAATTTAATCCAGCGTCCCAAAAAGATTTTTGCTCAGTTTTTGTAAAATTTTCTTGGACAAAACCAGTTATTTGAGTCGAATGAACAATATAACTTCCTAAATCTTTATATCCTATTGTTCCACCAACCAAGGCCCCTGTAAGCCAATTTCCTTTAGCTAAATTTTTAGCTCCTTCGATTACAAACGCAACGTTATTCACATTATTTTCCGTTTGTAATTTTATAGTTTCGGCTGCGCTTCCTACTTTTTCATAATCAACAGCTATAAAAAATTGTTTATCCTTATCAGTTTTTGCATAAGATACTATACTGTTAATATACGTTTTTTCAGAAACAATATCCATATTAGTAATCCAGTTAGTGACTTCAAAAGCGTCCTCATGATCTATATATGTATTCATAAGCTCTGTAAATGTTGCTGCTGTATTATTTCCATAAACAACTACATTTAATGGTGTATACGCTTGTGAATATGCACTAGCTATTAATTTATAAAAATTATGATTTTCATTTAATCCACTGATGTTTAATTCCAACAAATCGCCAGGTTCTGTAATAAATGTCGGCGATATTGCAAAATCTTTTGTAAAAAACATCAAACTTCTGACATCAGCATAAAAAGCTCTGTTATTTTCTGATTTAATTTGTACATTATTCAAAGTATTTAAATCATTTCTCTGTATTGCCATTATTCCTCCCTAAAATCTTTATTTATATAATGTTCTGCGAAATAACTAAACTGCAAAACTTCCTTGTAATATCTTCTACCCATAAAATTAAAAGTTGTTTCCTGTATTTTATATACTTTTCTAACTTTCCTTTTATGTTTTCTTTCATCAAAGTAATCATTTGTTGCTTTTGTATTAGCTAAAAATAAATAAAGCATATCGAAATCATTGTGTTTTCCTCTTGATTCTAACGTCAAGATAACTTGTATTTCTTCGTCATAACAATATTCATCATTGCCAAAAGGGATTGGATTCCCTGCGTCTTCAATGTATATATTATAAAAAACAATTGGAAATTTGAGTTTTTCATATTGCTCAGCAAGTATCTCGTCTCTTTTATCTTCATTTATGATTTGATTTATACCAAACTTTTTGCAGAACTCTTTTATATCGTTCACAAGTTCTTTTTTAATTTCGCTTGTCATCTATATTCAGCTCCATTCTCAAAAATTCCCCATAATTTTCCTCGATATTCACAACCCTGTAAATCACATCTTTATGCTTTATTTTTATACCTTCCGATACTTTAAAATTCTGATTATCATTCAAAATATAATATCCCTCTTTTTTATTCGATAAAAAACTTCCGTCCATACTTTGTGGAAATGATGAATTATGTTTAGGTGTCAGTATAGCCATTTTCACCATCTTTTCTATTTTGTTTTGAAGAGGATTGCCCATTTCGTCAAATTCAATCTCAGAATTTTCTGAATACACAATCACATCATCTGACAATTTTTCTATAACTTTCAAGGTTTTTTTAATAGCTGATTTTGTTTTCCTATCCATTATCCACCACCTCTGCCGACAATTCTCCCCCCGTTAATTTTAGCCGCAATATTGCTCTTAAAATGCCCAGTTTCAATCATTGGATTATTAAATCCTTTTCTCGCGATTGTTACAGGACTATTTGGAGGACTTTTTATCCTTTCAATCATTGATTTATATCTTGTACTAGCTTCAGTTCCAATTTTATTCGTCATTGCTGCAACATCAAAACTCCCGTTTATAATCCTAGCAACTCCTTCTTTAAAGTATCTAGCAGCCATCGGATTAAATTGTTCAAAAGCTTTTTGGTTATAATTCCACCCAGGAACTCCACGACTTGAACCACTATCCAATACATTCGATAATCCAAAAGCATCAAATCCACCTTTGACACTATAATTTGTTACCGTCCCCACTTCTATCTTTTGAGGATTCATTGCCAACAACTTCTCCAAATTTTTGTTTTTTGGTTTCTGTTTCACTGTTAGTTTGCAAGACATCTTTATCACCTAAATTTATAATCTCTATTTTTAATTTTCTTTTTTCTATCTCCTGTTTTGCAATATTTACTCTTCGTTGAGTCAAATCTAATTCATTGTCACCAACGTTTAAAAGTATATGATTCAACTCAACAAGTAGTATTTCTTCTTTTTCTTTATTTTTAAAATTAAACATTTCAACCCCTTTTAAAATATTGATATAGTTACGCTTTCATTTTCTTCAACATCTAGAGTTTTCAATAATTGCTGATACATCCTAAGATAAGGATTATTTCCATTTGCTTCTTCAATAACAATATTTGAAATTTGGACTTTCGTAAAATCAAAATCATTTAATGAAGTTAATAAATAACCAAACAGAAATATCTTGAGCAACTTCTCTCTTTCTGCACTATGCTTTTCTTCGGCAACTTTATAAAATTGCTCAACTATTTGCAAATCATAATCAGAAGTTTCAGGGATATACTTTTTTAACTCTTCAAAAAGTTCTTCAGACATTATTCCTCAACTCTTCTTTTTACAAGTTTACCTTCTTTTAAAACCTCAAACTCTGATTCTGACAATTCTATTTTCTCACCTGTTTCATATCTAACATCATTGTATCTTAAAGGTGTTAAAGCTATCGCAACAACAATAGCTTTTATGTCATTCTTTTTGTCTTCTTTTGCCATCTAATTCACCTACCCTACTGTTGCTATAAACATGCTATCCATAATAGATGGATTTGGAGCTACCAAGTCCTCAATGACTACATTCACATTATTTACAACTCCAGCTGATTTTGATTCTGCTACAACCTCAACAGTCGAAAATGTCCCAGCAATATCAACCACTTCTCTATCTCCTAGCATTCCAAACAATTCATCAGTTTTTGTTGGGGTAGGCCCATATTCCATTACCCCTAATTGACCGTTTGGAATTAATGTTACTACATTATCTGGGAATACATTTCTTGTTGTTTTCCCAACTTTTATTTTTTCATTCCAAACTAATATAGTCATTCCAATTACTTCTTCAATTGTTGCTTTAACTAACGCTGGAGTAACTGTAACAATTGTATTTTTAAATAACGCCTTTACTGTATCGTGTTTTTTCAACATATTAAAAGTAGCTTTTGACATCAACGCAATTTCAACTATTCCACCATCTTCTTCAGCAATTTCTTTCCATCTTTCTAAATCTTCAAGCGGTTTAGCAGTTGCTGCGCTCCAAATATTAGTCCCAGCCAATGTTTCTTTGTATTTATCAGCTAATTTATAATTAATTGTTTGACCACCGCCGTTTTCATTTGGAAATGTAACTTTTGCTGTTGATAAAAATTGAGCTGCTGCATAAGAAGCGATTGCTCGAGGACTTGCCAAAAATCCTTTTGCTCCTGCAAACTTATCAAAAATTTGTTTTGAATAATTATCAATCACCGTTTGATTCCCAGTATTTAAAATTTCCAGTAACTCTTTTCTGCGTTTTTCATCTAATGTCATTGCTTCTCTGAAAAATTGTTTATCCCCTTTAGTTACTGTTTTTAAATCCCAGTCCCTAAACATTACATCCGCATCTAACTGACTGCTTTGCAATACTTCAACTGTTCCGCCGTCTAAACTTCCAAAAACATTTACATCGAAATTATTTGAGAATCCAGCTGGAAACATTGCTTCTACTAGAGTAGTGCCTTTCACTCCTGTATAATACTTATTTAAACTTTTCGCATTTAATAAATCCGTTAAACTTATTGCCATTTCTTAACCTCCTATTTTCTATCCTTATAAATGTAAGTTATCCCTGCTGGCAACTCCGCTTTTGTAACTGTAATTGGTGTAGGGTGTTCTTTTCCTACTGCAATTAATTTATCTAAATACACAACTCCTTCAAGCGAAACTGTTGCTTGTTCGTTGTCGTTATAATATTTAAACTCAACATCATGTAACAACACAGCTTCCGCCTGTGTTCCTGTCCCTGTCGGAATTACAAATGCTCCTGTTTCTCTTAAATCTTCTCCATTTTTTGCTTTAACAAGTGTTCCAGCTAACAAATACTCTTTATTAGTATTTTTGTCTTTGTAAACGTAATTAGCAAAATCTGATTTTAATACTTTAACTTGCACATTCAGTTTTTCTTTGTGCATTACTGTTCTTTTTAACATTTCAACCTCCTAAAATTTTGTAAGATCTGTTTCGTTGTTTTTGTTTTTCTCAATCATTCTGTCAACAAAATCTTTTTCATCTTTCTTTTTATCCTTTGGATTGAATCCTCCGTTTGTTATAGAGTTTTTTTTCAAAAATTCTGTTGTAAACTCTTTTTCTTTTGCTGCTACATCTTTAACAGCTGCTTCTAATTTCTCAAGCGTCATATCTGGTGTAATTTGTACTAAATCAGCAAACTGCGGACTAATTTTCAATTGTGCAACTAACTCACCTTTTTTAGTTCTCAATGCTGTTAAATTCAATTGTTTTTTAGCTTCAGCGAGTTCTTGTTCTAATTTTTCTTTTTCCATTTTTGCTAATTCCTCAGCGCTTTTCCCGTTTTTTTGATAATCTTCAATTTGCTTATTTGCATGACCTAATTGTGATTTCAAAGAGTTGATTTCTTTATTAGTATCATTTGTTATCTTTTCAATTTGGGCCTTTAAGTTTTCTATTGTTTCATTAGCTTCACCATTTGATTGTGTCCCATTATTTTCACCAGTATTACCTGCTCCTACACCACCTGTTGTTTCTGTTGTAGTGTCATAATTTAATTTCATTCTTTTTAATAAATCCTGTCCTAAAAACATTTTTCACTCCTTTAGATTATTTGTTCTAACTCATAAATGATTTAGAATATTGATACTCTATAAAATTTTTGAGATTTGACATCAAATAACTCATAAATGATTTATAATACTTCAACTCTCAAGAATTTTGATTTATGTCATCAATTTCCTCTTGCGAATCAGGGAAATAAACAGTAGCCCAACATCTGCAACCTGGCTCTTCTCCAGGGAATATTTCGGCATTATCCCAGTTATAAATTTTTCCATCTCTTGCTTCGTGCGTTGGTCTAACTCTTTCATCTCCCATTGTATTCCATTCGAAATATTCGCTTTCTCCAGCAATTATTTCTTTTAAAAAATCTTTATAGTAATTTCCAAGCATGTTTCTTGCTCTGAATTTTGCATTATTTTTTAATATTTCCTTTAAATTTGATTTTTGTTTATTGTTTTCAACATAATTATTTAAATTATTCTGCCATTCTTTAATTTCTTTTATTTGTTTTTTTGCTAATTCTAAATGCTTTTCAACATCAATATTCTTTTTGCTTTTATACTCTTTTTCAAAATTCACACTATAATTAATAAATATCTTCAGCAAATTTGAATAATTAACATTTATTTTTTTATTGTTAAAAATCGAAAAAGCTATCTTTTTAAAAAAAATAAATAATCTTTTTTCAACTCTATGATTCCATTCAAAATTTATCTTAATCATACAAACCACTCAAATCTTGTAAAGTATTGTCCGTTATTTTATTTATTAAATCTTTAAGTTTATACTCCTCATCAATATCTTTTGCCTTGTTTATTACATCAAGAGCTAATGATAAAGTTGTTAATTTAGCACTCTTTTCATTTTCCAAAAAAGTGTCAAAATATGTGTAACTTGCTTCAGTTAATTCCTCAGAACTTCCTGATAGTTCCAACGCTATTTTGTCCAATTCCAACAAACTTTTTATAAAATCTTCTCTAAAACTTGCGACTTTAGTCTTAAGCCCATTGTTTTTTAATAAATAAGTTTCTTCGCTGACATTTTGTGTCGCTGTATCTACTAAAAGATATTCTGGAAATAAATTAGATAGTCTCTTTTCTAACCTAGCTATATCATTTTGCATTTCGCTAATAAGCGGATTTGTCAACTCGATATATTTAAAATTAGCTTGTAAATCTTTCGTGTTATAAGTGTTAATGATTCTCTTTCTCTTATATCTTGCTTCTTCTAAGAGCTGTGCATTTTTCTTAATTTTAGAATTACTTGTATTTACATCTGCAAATTGTTTAATGTTATCTGCATGCAGTAACGGATCACCATGTATCCCAAAGATTTTCCCAATATAACATTCTGTTTCATTGATTTTATCTATAATGTTCAAGGCTTCAATAATATTACTGTCATTCTTAAATCTTGAAACAGGTATCTTTTCTAAAATAAAAGGCGTTTCAATAATATCCTCTTCTATTTTTTCAACCCTTTTAACAGTTCCATTATCAAGTTTTATATACTCTCTTGAATATTCCCTACTTTGTTCTTCACCATTTTCGTCGTAGTAAATTTGTTCTCCTTCAACCTTAAACCTTTTTATCTCCCCAAACACTTCCACATATTCGATATCATCTACACTATGCAAAAGATATCTAATCTGCTCATCAGGTGTTAATATAACCTCGACGAATACTTCTTCATTTAAGTACATATCTTTAGCTATCTTTTTACTAAATGTTGTCATTTGATTAATTTCCCAAATTTCTTTCAACTTATCATTGTCTATGTTCAAATCTTTTAAAGCTGTGTTCGAAAGGGCCTTAACAATATCTCTAATCGGATTAAAAATTTCAACCGTTCCTTCAAACAATCCCGGCATATTCTTGCCTAAATTAGATTTGCTATATTGCTCTCGATCATAATAAGTTTTTACTCTCGTTCTCTCTTCTTTATTCATTAGCCCTCCTTTCTAATATAAATAAGCAATTCCGCCTTCATCTTTTTTCAAGCTATACAAAACATATCTTATCGCATCCATTACATCGTCATTTTCTTTAAGTGGTTCATCGTTTTTACCCCAAACATACGAGTATATCTCACTCTCGAACTTTCCTTTAAAGGCTTTCTTTATAATTTTTAGCTTATTCCTTTTATACATAGCTCCAACTAAATCAATACCTTCTTTTACATCTTTTTTAGCGTTTTCTGCATTTATTCCAAAATCCAAAAGTCCTTGTACGTATTCAGCTCTGGCACTATCACAAAATACTCTCGAGGCCCTATATTCTTTATATTTCTGTAAAATTAGCATTTTCCAATAATCAAAATATTTATGTTGCTTTGCTATCACTTCGACAATATAATAATTTTCCTCAAAATCCACTCCAATAACTACCAAAGTTCCGTAATGTTCAAATCCCCAGTCGATTCCAATGTAATATTCCTTTATCTCAACATTATCTATACTTTCAATTACATTTTCTTTTTCTGAAAAATCTGCAAATACAACTCCTTCTTGAGCTACCCATAATCCTAAAACATCTCTGTCGTAAGTTGCGCCCTTTGGCGTTGTCTTTTTAATAGAATCCACATATTCCTTATTAAGAAAAACGTTATCATCTAGCTTAAAATTACTAACTAGAATATTCAATCTGCCGTTTTCCAATCTATCTCCAGCATTGTCGATATAATCTTTTTTTACAAAATGAGCAGGATTGTCGGGATTCGTATCAATAAATATCTTAGCTCCTTCCCCAGATGTTCTTGAAAATGCTTCTGTTATGAAAGTTTGATGTAATGCTGTTGCCTCATTTATATAAGTGCCGTGAGAAGTCATTCCTCTCATTTTCTTCCAGCTATCCGCCTTTTCTCCACCAAATAAATAAACATTGTTTCCAAATAATTTAAAACTTCCATCTTTTTTTGGCTTAAATTGTTTTCCCAACATAACTTCCCAGTCATTTAGAACATTCCGCCAAATACTTCCACTTGTTGCTCCAATTACAATAAAATTAAGATTTTGATTAGCTAATGTTGCTATATGTGACAACATAAGAAAATTGTTCAAAAATGTTTTTCCACTTCTTTTTGCTCCTGTTAAAATTGTGATTCTTGGCTGTTCTTTATTAAATACTTCTAACACTTCATACTGTTTTGGTGTTAAATCATTCATTTTTTTCAACCTTCTTTGTTATATTTTTTAACAATTCAATCATTTCATTTTCTTTTTCAATTTCCTTTTCGTCATCTTTTTTAATTTTAGATTTTTCAATTTCTAATTTCTCTTGTTGCAACAATTCATCAGCTAACTGTTCTTCTAATTCGGCTTGTCTATAATCACCTATGACTCTCGCACCAATTTTTATATCTCTTTCAAACTCTTTTAATAAATTCAATTTCATTGCAATTAGTTGCATTTCTTCTTTTTCTAATTTTTCAGATTCTAAAAATTGTGTTTCCAATTTAGATTTTTTTTCTGCTATTTTAGACAATCTTTTTTCAGCATCGTTATATTTTTTTTCCGAAATAGTTCTTAATATTTTTTCGCTACGTTCAATTTGAATCACTCTAACACTCTGTTTTTTTCTGTAATAAGTTCTTTCACTTATGCCATTTTTTGCCATTATTTCATGTTTGCAAACATCATCGATTATGTCTGATTTTATTTGCGTTTCTTTATCAATCACAACCGTTTTTTTTTGTTGTTTTTTGCTACTTTTGGTTGTACCTTTTTTGGTTGTGGTATTACGTTTTTTTTTAATCCATTTTTCTTTAGCACTCCAAGTTTTTATTGTATTTAACTTCACGTTGTATTTCTCCGCTAAAACACTCATACTTGTGCCATTTTCATACTCATTTTTAATCAATAATTTTATGTTTTCATCTTTCATTTTCCCTTTACCTTTTTAGTTTTTTAGACAAAAAAAGAGCCATTAAATAAATAGACTTATTTTTAAATCTATCTATCTAATGGCTCATATATCTATAGTCTTGCCTATTCAATTGTAATTTAACGATATAAACTTCTCACTATATATCTTTTTTTATTCAGTTTGCCTTTATTAAAAACAATTCGTATTTCACATTCTTTCTTTGTTTTTTTTAAAGCCAGAATATCGTCAAGTAAATATTTAACTTCAACATCATCTTCAATTAAGGCTTCATATTTTTTATCCATTTTACCTCCTTATTATACCTTATTTTATCAATATTTTCAAGCATTTATAAGTAATATTCTAAAAAATCCAAATATTGTTTCAACACTCTTTTTAGTTCTATTTCGTAATCCTCATGTTTGCAATCTAAAAAAATATTTTCGTATTCTCCTCTTGCATTTAAAACTTTTAAAATATTTGATATCTTCTTCATTTCAACATCTCTTAATTGTTCTTTTACTTCTATTCTTTCCCTTATTTCCTCCTCTCTTTGTATCTTTTGATTTATTTCTTTTAATTCAAATTTTAAATGTTCTCTTTTATTTTTTAATTTTAAAAATTCCCATTCATTCATTTTTTTTTAAATAAACTCTGCCATTCTCAACATTCCCTTTCTCTATAAATTTCCACTTTCTTCATTCTACACTTTAATCGCAAAGTAGCTGTTGTTGCAACCAGTCCGTTTATCATCCTCATTATTATTTCCATTTATTCCTCCTCTGTTATCACGATCGCATTATCAATTGTAACTCTACGATTATTCTCACTTATTAAGTTTAATGATATTCTATTACTTTCATCCGAATCTCTTACCCTTATCATTCCTTTGTATTCTTTCAACAATTTTCCGTCAAGAGTATAAATTTGTACCGTTCTTTTTAAACCTTTTGTGTCGCTTTCATAGTCTTTTCGATTGTCTTCCCATCTTGCGCAACTTCCTAATAATCCTAAAATTGCAATTCCTAATAATATTTTTTTCATTTTAATTCCCTTTCTTTTTATTCATACCAAACTTTTGTTTCTGTGACTTGTTTAGATTTTCTTTGAACTCTTTTAATACCAAAATATCCATCTACAACCCATTCACTTTTAGCGCGATAAAACCAAAAATATCCTTTTTCTGAATTTCCTACCACATAGTATTTTTTACTAACGTTCCTATAAATTATTGACCCGCTATCCCAGTTTCCAATATTTTCTTTTTCGCTTACAATAGGTAATTCTTCAAGAAGTGTTTGATATTCAGTTTGCAACAATGGGTAACCATTATCTATTTTCAAAATTATTCCGTCTAATATTGTTTTTTCTTCCATTTCTTCTCCTAACCTTATAAGTTCTCACCATAATCGTTTATTTTATCATATTGTTCTTTTGCCTTTTTAAGTTCTGCTTCATACTCAGATATTTTATTCTCAAGTTCTTTGAGCTCGCCTTTATTTTTGCTTTCTAAGTATTCTTTTAATTTTGCAAATTTTTTATCAAATTGAGAACTTATTTCTTCTATTGATAAACTCCGACTTTGATAATCTTTCATATCACTTAAACGTATATCAAACTGTATTTTCTTTTCATAATTTAATTCAAACGATATAATGAGATAATCTATGTAATTTGTGTGTTCTTTTATTTCAAATTTTCTTACTCTTTCATCTTTCAATATTTCAGTTAATTCTTTTATCTTTATTCCATATAATTCAATAAGTTTCATTTTATTTCCTCATTTCTTTTTATACTTGTCTTTATTTAATATCTTCTCAAAAGTTGCTCTTTTATCATTTTTACTCCAAAGATTTCCAAAGAAACCACGTTTTTCCCAGTTTTTTAAATTAAACTGCATTCTATCCTTATTTTTCATACTTTCTCCTGTTTCCGTTTTTTCTAACACCAATAAATTTATCCTGGATCTATTATTTTCAATAAGAACTCATACAATCCGTAAGCCATAAGCACTCCAAAACCTAAACTCATTAATGTTCCAAGCAGATTATAATCCTTCATTCTTTCAACTGCATTTTCAAATATATCCCAAATAAATACAATCCAAAATAAAATTGGTACTGATAATATTAATAATATTGCTATTTTCATTTACTCCTCCTTAATAATCCTTCTATAATACCCCTCTTTAAGCCTTTTTCTAAACAACTTAAAGTGATTAGGGTAAACTTCTAGTAATTCATAAACCAACTGTGGATTCAACCACACGCCTTCGATGTGATATTTCTCTTCAAACTCCTTTTGCCCAATTTCGTGAAACTCATTATGATGTATTCTACATAAGCTCATAAATGGTGTTTTTAGTCCATCGTCATTCTCATAAGTTCCAGCGGCACTCGCAATTGTTTTCCAATGATGTAAATCTACCCCTTTTCTTCCACAAATTGCACACGTCTTCGCTCTCAAACAAGCTATAACATATCTCTCTGTCGTTTTATCAACTTTAAGTATACTTTTATACCTATTGTCGTGTTTGTTGAGCACATACAAGTTTATTTCATTTTCTAACGCTTGTTCTATTATAAACGCTATAAAATCATTAGCCATTTCCATATCACAATTTGCTGTCGAAAATTTTTCTAAATCTCTACTCAATGCAAATTGTTCTTTTTGATACTCTTTCATGTCTTGCATTGTCCAACCTAACTCTTCTCCGAATTGCTTTAATAATACGTGTATTAAGCCATTTTGTGCCTTTGATAACCGCTTAACAGGAATAACTTTAATTAGATAATGATTTAAGCGTTCCTCAATCTGTTGTTTCAATCCTGGATATACTTTTTCAACCGGCAATGTTATCACTATCTCTTCATTCGCTATCTCCATGTAAGCCACTTAATCGACACCTTCCTTTTCTTAACGAATCTGATTCCAGAAAACAACTCTGCATTTACTTTCATTATGTCAAAGTCGTTCGCACCCACTTCGTTTCCTTCTAATAATCTTTTCTTTATCTTTTTAACTACGTCCTCTCTCATTTTCCCTCCAAATAAAAAAATCACAGCTAAATTAATAACTGTGACTTCAATTTACTTCAATTTTGATTTTATTTGATTTATAAGAATATGGATATCCTCTCCTTTCCTATTTAAATCTTTTAATTCTTTATAAAACATTTCTTTTTCTTCGGATGTTGCAGAGTAATAAAACTCTATTAATCCTGTCTTTATTCCATTTGGATATTTTTCTAAAATTTCTTTTATTTTGGGACTGTAATAACTCTCTAATACAATATCTTTTTTTTCTTTATCCCTTGATTTATGCAATATCCATTTCTTGCTTTCTCTTTCACCGTATTCATTTTTATATTTTTCAAAAAATTTTCTTCCTTCATCATCATTATCAAAAATTACAGTATAATTATCTGTTATTCCACTAAATAAACCTATTAAAATACTAAGATTTGTAACTCCTACACCAGGAATAATCTTTATATTTGTATCCAGCAATTCAATTTCTTTTAGCATCTCTAGAAATATTTTATCTGTCATTCCTTCTGTTATTATAATTTTTTCATTAAAATGTAATAATGGAAAATTATCTATTTTTAAAGCATTTATTATCGGTGTCATTTCTCCTAAATTTTTATTGTCTTCAATTTTAGTGATTCTTTCTAATATCACTTTTTCATTTTTTCTTTTTGCTATATGAACTTGATTTATTTTTATTACTTTTGGATTAACCATATTTTCTAAATGTGTTGTATAGAATATTTTGTTTTCTAACGATAATTCTTTCAATATTTTTACTAATTCTGACTGAAAAGTTGTATGTAAATATACTCCTGGTTCATCCAATAAAATTATACTCCCATAATTTTCATCACTTATATGTTTCCAATTATATTTCATTTTAATGAAAAAATTGAAAAACCACTGAAATCCTTTAGAACGCATATTTACTGGAAACACTACTGTTCTTGGTCTTCCATTTTCTCTTTTTTCTCTCAAATCATTTATTAAAAATTGAAATTCTTTATCTTCGTATTTTAAATCAATTTCTATAGTTTTAAATTCTTCTTTTATTCTGTTTTCGTGCATTTTATCCCATAAATTGGCTAGATTTTCATTAAGTTCATATTTTATATCTTCCAACATTGTCCCTTTATCTGATAAAGTACTATTCAAAAAGTCATTTACATTCATTTTATTTCTAGAAAATATTTCCTCGATGTACAAATACCAATCATCGTTTTCTTTGATTCTATTTGGAATTGCATCTTTAAAATCATCAATATATACTATATGAGGTAAATATTTTAAAATTGATTTTCCTATTAATTGTTCTATTTCTTCTTTTGGTATATAAAATAAAATTTCTTCGTTTGAATAACCATTTATTGATATTGTTTCATTAAACTCCTTGATTTTTAATTGTGATATTAAATATCTATTATTGTACATACCATTTTGAGTAATTGAAAATTCTCTTGTGATTTTTAAACTATCTTCTTTTATATCAAAAAATACATTTTCCATAAAACTTAATAATTTATCTCGAATAAAATTTAAATATTGATGTTTTTTAAATTCATCATTATCTTTGTATCGGCTGTTAGAAATGAAATAATCTTCTTTTTGTGTAATTATATATTTTATTGCGTTTTCTATCAAATCATTTTTATTTATATTTTCTATTTCGGCTTCGATAATAGGATTTTGTTTATTTTCAAATTTATTTTTTATATATTCATAATTTATAAATTCGCCACTATATTGCTTATCATTAAAGCAATCAAATGCAAATATTGCTTGTAAGATAGAACTCTTTCCTGTTTCGTTCAAACCTATTATTGGAACCAAATTTTGATTATCTAATTCTATTGTTAAATCTTTAATCGCCTTATAATTTCTTATTCTAAATTTCTTATATTTCATTAATTACCTCCTGTTTCTAATAATATTTATTATACCTAAAAATCTAAAAATTTCAAAATTATTTATCACAGTTATTATTCAGTTGTCATTGTCCTTTTATTAATCCAATCAATTTCTCAATTCTGCTTTTTCTATCCAGTTCTGCACATATGCTAATGCTTCAGTTAAGTCCTTTCTCTTAATATCACGATAACTTGCAACTCCAAACCTGTCCTTTAAATCTCTGTAAATTGCTGGAAACATTAAATTTCTGTCAGCATCTATCACATCTAGTCTTTGATAAACTCTTATTGAAACTGCTTTTTGTAATTTTCTTTGTTCCGTATGATCTATTCTTATCTCGTTGTCAACTTTGTTTTCCACGATGTCAATTCTATGCTTAACACTCTTCATTTCATTTGCTTGCAATATGATCATATCCTCTACTGTCATTGGTTTTTGAAGTTGTTCAATTTTTTCAATAAGTTTGAATCTTGTTTTAGCATTGTATCTTGCCCCAAGTTGTAAAACTCCTTTGTAATTCAAAATAAACATTGGTCTTCTTTGATTATTTGCGTCTTTATAATGGCTCTCCTGAAATATTAGGACGGCTTTTTCTGTCCCTAATTTGCTGATTTCATCTCTAATATCTGCCAAAACATTATCGTGCCTTTTCCCTGCTACTTCTGCTATTTCCAAACTTGTCAATGTATTTCTGTTTTCTATATTCATTAATTCATTCATTAATATTCCTCCTAGTTTTTTCTTATGCACTTTAACTTGTACATGCATAAGTTAATAACTTTCTTTTGTTCTCTCGTTCATGTTTTTAAGCCACTTCCCATGATGTATTTTCAAAAACTCTTCTTGGGAAACATCTAAATTTTCTAATATTTTTCCGACTAACTCAAACCATATACTTAAAAATTCAAGATTTAAAATATTACTTAATTGAATTAAATTTTCTTCTATTTTATCACTTAGAACGACTGCCCCTCCTAAAAATTTGCTCCAAACTGTTTTACTCAAGAACTCCTGTCCTTTCTTATTATTTTTAAGACTTAATGCAAAATGCATGCAATCACTTAATTCTTCTAATGTTTTTCTTTTGTCCGTCTCTTTAAAATTATTTTTCCAGTAACACCATTTTGGCTTTAATTCGTGAATAAATTCGCCAACCTCATCTATATAAGCCACTCTAATTTTGTTAGGATCAATTTCTTCCGTCCCCATTTTATCTTTAAACTTCTCATCCAGCATTGCTTGTCTTCTCAGCAATTCCTTTATATCGAATGTTTTTAACGCTTCCATTATTCCTCTAATTCCTTTCTTATTTTTGTTATGTCGATTATATTTGTTATTACTACTCCTTGCTCTTCTTCTAAATCAAAATTTATTTTTATGCTTTCAACAAAAAAATCTATTAATTCATCTTCTGTATAATTCCCTTTTTCCAAAGCAATTTTACTATGTCCGTAAGTCGTATTATTAAACTCTTTTTGAAACAAAAACGAAACAAGATACACCCTGTCCATTATTTAATTCCCTCCACTTCTATCTCAATTCTCGGATTTTTCTTATCGCAACTGTCAACTATTAGTTGACTATTGACTAAATATTTAACACTGTCATCTACAATTATTCCCAGTTCCTTTAATGCATCGTTCAGAAATTTCCCAATTATTGAAGCTACATTTTCAAGGTCGCTAGCTGAATTTTTGTAAAAATAACGGTATCGGACTTGATATTTCCCTTTTATTTTTTCCTTGTTTTTTAAAAGTTTCAATCTAATCAAGTCATGATATTCATGTTTTATTTTGTTCTTAACATGCTCATTCTCATTTCTGTACCAGTTTAGGCTCATTAGAGTTATTTTATTTTTTCTAGTCTGCCAGTAAACTGGCAATTCTAGCTTAATCACTATAAATCACCTCATGCACCTTCAAAATTTTTAGTGGTTCTTCAATTTTCCAAGGACATTCTATATCAGCAATTAAAGTTGTACCTTTGCTGAAACTATAATATCCTTCTTGCACATCGTTCCAAAACCTATCATCTATAATTTCTGTGTTTCCATATAAGTCCTCGTTGTGATATAATCTCCAGCCTTTATGGCTATTGAAATCTATTGCTATAATCTTCACCCTTACTTTTTCTTTTATCATTATTTTTTATCCTCCTATCAACATTTTTTCCTTTAGATTTTTGTAACTTAATTTATTCTCCGTTTCTTTTTTTGCGTTATATTCCAACGGAATAAAGTTTTCGTTATTTCTAATTCCAATCATCGCATATGTAAATAATTTTGGCTTTGTTTGTCCGATTAATGGTTGAGAACCTCGAAAATATTCAGGAACACTATATGGATTTTTCATAAATTCCTTGTAGATTTTTTCAAATTCCCAATTCATAAAATTATCAAACTCAGTTTCACTCATATCACAAAGTCTCAACCAACTAGCATAATCAACAACTGCTTGTACTCCTTTGTCTTCAAATGCTATCATTCCAGTTCTTCCAACCTTTTCAATAGCTCTTTTAAGCATTTTTTTAGCTAAAATCACTTGATGTTCGATGTTAGCAGTTTTTTTAGCAACTTCTAAAATTTCAGCTGGTTGTGGTATAAACCCACTTTTCCTAGTTTTTAAGATTTTGACAACTGCTTCTGCAAATTCTTTTTTTGTCAACTCATTTGCGATCGTCAAAAAATAAATAGTTGCGACACTTTCCTTGTCTTTTGTGTTTGGATAAGCTGCTAAAAGCAGTTTAAATACTTCGTTAAATTCTTGATTATTCATTTCCCGTCAATCCTCCTAATAAATTCGCAATGCTTTCGTCAGTTACTCCAACAAAGTTTTTTTCTTGATAATTTTTAGATTTTTTTTCTTTTTCAGAATTATTACTATTTGCTTTATCGTCATAATTTCCTTCGAGCACTTTTAAGAAATTCGATTTGTTAATAAACCAATCGAACGCTATTTGCCACCCTGTTTTATTATTTCCTTGCAAGAAATTAGATGTACGAATTTTTTCCATAGCTTGTAATACTTCTTCTACGGAATACTCTTTCAGCAAATTATTAATAACTCTCTTTCGTTTTTCAGTTATTTTTAGTTGTGTACCTGATAATTTATATTCATGAGCAATTTTTATCCAGTTATTTTTTATTTCTTCATACAATCGTGAAAATTCATTTTTCACATATGTATATTCTTTAGTACTTACTTCTTTAGTATTTAATTTATTAGTATTTAATTCTTTAGTATTTAATTGTCCTTGATTTTCTACCGCTTGACTTTCTAGGGGTAGATTTTCTACACCTTGATTTTCTACCACTTGACTTTCTAACGTTTGTTCTTCTGTTGTTTGTTCTTTTTGTCTTTTATCAAGAGGTTTTTCAAAAATTTCATAAACATATTCTATTTTTTTATTTCCACGTTTTTTATTTGGAAATATTTTAGATATTCTTAAATACCCAAATTTTTTTAGCTCGTTCAACCCTGTTTTTATAGCGGTTTCATTTTCGGCACATATCGAAGCTAATCCTGAAATTGAATAATCCCAATTTTCTGGTAGACTCAACATTAAAGTCAAAAGTCCTTTTGCTTTTAAGCTCATTCCTTTTTCTCTTAAATGATAATTTGATATTACCGTGTAATCACTCGTTTTATTTACTCTAAAAGTTGCCATTTTCTTTCCTCTCCCTATATCTTGTAATTTTCATAACTTTATGCTAAAATAAACACAAAATATAGATTTTTATGAATTTTTATTAGCACTCTTCGGAGTGCTTTTTTGTTAATTAAATTTTCCCAGTCTCAATCTTTTCTGATCCCTTATTATGAAATATCCTTGACTGTTAAGATATATTTCGTTTATTGTCGTTCTCTTAGTTCTGAAATCAAATAGCAATACACTTGCTTCTGTTACTTTCCCATGTCTTTTGCTAACTCTTTTAATTCTTTCTCTATTCCCTGTTTCTTCTAAGATATACAAATTTTCATATCTTAGGCACTTTTCTAAAAATTCTTTAAACATTTTTACTCCTTGAAATTTATAATCTGTAAATGCTCCTGCTGACTACTTCTTTACATCTGAGTTTATACAAGTCGAAACTAACGATTAAATTCCAAAATATAGAAGATTTGTTTTTTGGCTTATATTGGTATTCACAATACTCAGGATCTAAAAGATTGCCCTGACAAAAAAATAAATGAGCATGTAAAGACATTTACATCTTCAAGCACTTGGCAAGAACTTTTTGATAAAGCTGTTAAAAAAGTTTTATAATTTTAGACAGAGCCTTTTAAGGTTCTGTTTTTTTACAAAATATCAATTGAGCCTGATATTCTTTTGGAAAATTCTTTTATCAATTTTTCAATCTCTTCTGTATTCAGCTTCACATCAATTCTTAATTCATTTTTCTTAACAGTTTCCGAAACTCCATTCTTTAAAGTTGCTGCTTCCACAAATTTCATTTTTACGCTATTAGAAATTGTGTCAAAATCTCTCAAAGTAACATTGTTTTTTTTTAATATTTCAATAATTTTCATTTCTATTAATTTGTTTTTTTTCATTTTTTCTTTAATATTCACTTCTCGTACCTCCTAATTCCTTTTTTGAATATACTTAATTCAATATCCAGTTCTGTAACATTAGCGTTACAAAAATAATAAAAAAAATTAGCTATTTAAATATTCAAAAACTTCATTATACTTATTTTTTCTATTCTTTTTTATAGCTTCCTTAAATCCTCGATAGCTTTTATATCCAAATTTTTTCATTACTTCGTTCATATTTAATCCTCTAGAAAAAATAAGTCCTTTAATTGTCCTCATTCTTTTTTCCTCTATTTTCAATTTTATCACCTCTAAATTATTATACCTTATTTGTAACATTTTTGCAACAAAAAAAGATAAAAAAAGAAGTCAATTTTGACTTCTAAAATATTATTTTAAAATCCTGTTACTTTAGCATTGTTAATATTGCATGTTTCTGGTTTTTCATTTCCTGTAAATATAGCTTTAAATTTCCATTTTCCGTTTTCTTCAATGTCATTAACATTAGCTAATGCATCTCCTAATTTAGCGCCGTCTTTATCATAACAAGGAATCATAATTTGAACATATCCCTTTTTTCCACCATTATTTTGAAGAATACCAGTTACATAAGTAGCAAATTGATCTGATTTTGTTTTAGCCCCAGATATTTCATATTCTTTTTTTTCTTCTTGTTGTGACTGTTTTTCAGAAGCTTCTTTAGAAGATTGTGTTTGTTTGCTGTTTACTTTTACATTATCTTTTTCACCACTTGAAACACTTCCAACTGCTAAAATTACAAATAAAACGCATCCAATTATTAATCCTATTTTCTTTTTCATATTTTTTTCTCCTTATTTTTTATAAAATACATTGCAATTAAATACAACACAAACATATATATGACATCATATATATCAAATGTCCCTGTTATAAACCAAAGTTGTAATATTTCTATTATTATACTTCCAACAAAAATTGATGAAAGTATAATTCTGTTTTTAAAATAAATACTTAAAAACATTGTAAATGAATATACCCACAAAGCGTCAGGTAAAGAAAATAAGACACTTTGAGGAATATATATTCTATATTTATAAAAATTATATCTCAAAAAATTTATTATAAAATCCAATTTCAAAAATTTAAACCATTTAAACATCAGTAAATTTTTTTCTCGAAATAATATATAAATCATTGAGCCAACAAAAATTGGTAAAAATATATGAATAATTTTTTTAGCGATTTCTGTTTTTAAAAAATTATTTGCTTTCACAAGCGATTCCATCTCTATCCCTGTCTAAATGTCTTGCATAACCAGGTTCACCCCTTTTGATATTTTTATACCCTTTTGCTCTAGCTTCCTTACAATTTTTAAAATGCAATGTTTCTGAAAATATGTTAGCAGTAACAAATGCTAATGTCAAAATTACTAATAATTTTTTCATTTTTGATTCCTCCATCTTTTTATATTTTGAAACCAAAATTAACCCTGTTTAAATTTAATATATATTTATTGTATATCTTATGCTATCATTTCTTTAATCCATTTTTCTTTTTGTGTCCAATTTAGAACCTCGATTTTTTTCTTTTTTAATACCTCTTCTAATTCATTGCTCAATTCCCGCTCAGTATTATTAAAAATTATTATATTTTCTGAATTTCTTTCTTCTAGATCTTCAAAAGCAAATATAGCAGAAATAATTTTATCTTTATTGTTAGAATTAATAACCCGTATTAATTTTTCTTTTTTGTTTTTAGTCCTATTAATAATATAATCAATGTTATATTCTAAATTATTTTTCCCAACCAATTTTATATCAGGACTAGGATAAAAATCATTTTTTTCAAAAAATAAAGCAACATCTTCTTTAAAAAAATGTTTCACATTATTAGAGGAAGTTAAAAACATATCATCTATTGATAATATTCCTTGTATAAAGTCATTAATATCTCTTCCTATATTTTGATAACTACTTTTTTTTATGATTTCATCTTCAGATGTTTTATTAAGTCCATAAGATCTTAAAAATTTTTCAAAGATCTCTTTTCTTTTTACAATATTCACTCCAGAAATTTCTAAATTAAACAAAGTTTCGCCATCATCAGATAAAATGATTTCGTTATTATTTTTTTTTACAATTATATCAATCAAATCATTATTTGAAAGTGCAAAAGGTGTAGTAATTACATCTATGCCGTTCTTATTTTTTATTTTAGTATTTTCTTTTATCCATTTCAAGTATTCATTTACTATACTATTTATTTCCATCATTTTACCTCCTTTGTTTAAAAAAGATTTTGATCTTCATATTTCTCTACTTTGTTTTTTTTATAAAAAACTATATTATTTTTTAAATTTATTTCTTTTTTAAAAAAACTAACGACTTTCTTAATTTCTTCAATATCTTTTGTATCAAAAATTCTTGACAAAGGAATAGCCCAATTTTCCACTTTTTTATCTCCAATATTTGCGATATGAATATGATTTTCTGAAATTATAGCTCCTTTATATTCATCTAATAACAAGTTACCCGTGGTATAATTAGGATTCCTATGTTCACGACCATTTATATCTATTCTGCACAAATTTATTCCATATAAAGGGTAATTTAAATTCAGTGTATATTTACCTTTTATATTCCCGGAAAAAAATACGTTTAATATAAATCTTATTTTATTGTTTTCTGTTGCTTTTAATTCAAATATTTGTTTCCTAATGCATGTTATCACTAAATCTTTATTATCTTTTTCAATTTTTTCAATTTCTAAAAGTTTATTTATTTCATCTTGTGTTATATCCATATTTTACCTTATCTTTCATAAAATTTCAAACTACCTTCATCAAATTATCACTTCTTATTTTTTTCTAAAAGTTTTTTTATTTCCTCTAAAAAAGTGATTCCTAACCTACATTCTTTTATCAGTTCATCATTTAGTATCTCATATTGCCTTGATAACAATTCGGCAGCAAATTCGTTTGCCTCATTTTCTAACTCATTAGAATAGTATAAAAAATTATTTTTCAAAAAATTTATTTTTTTATTGCAATGTAAAATAGCATGTCCCATTTCATGACACAAAACTATCTTTTTAGAATAATCATCCAAATTATCATTTATAACTATATATTTATTTTTTAATACTTTTTTGTAATATCCTTTTATTTCTCCAAGCTCCATATAAAAAATATTTATATTCATTTTTGAACATAATTCATAAGGATTTTTAGTATTATATTTCCTTATCAAATTATAGACTCTTAATTTTATATTCTTTTTCATAAGAACCTCTATTTTTTTCTTTTATTTTTCATTTTCGCATCAAAATACAACTCTTGCAAACTGTCGTACAACTTTTTCTTATCTTCGTCACTTACATTTTTATCATTAAAAAAATAATCTGCACTACTCATGACTTCATTTAACTGAACTTTTTCTTTTTTATTCAATTGAAAAACCCTATCGTCATTTGTATTATCTAAAGAGGCCCCAGCTAAATTAAATAATTCTATTTTATCTAAATTAAATATTTCTGCTAGAGCTGACAAAACTTTAATTGGAACTTTTTCGTGTTCGCCATTTTCCAATCTTTTTATACTTGTATGGCTATAATTAATGTTTTTACTTTTCAATTTATTTTCTACTTGTCTCAATGTTAGATTTCTTCGCTCTCTTTGATTTTTTAATAATTCCCCTAACTCCATAAGTATTTCCTCCTACTTTATTAATACAATTTTACCACATTTTTATAAAAAAGTAACAAATTTGTTACAAAAAAGTGTTGCGTTTTTGTTACAAATGTGTTATAATAATCTTGTAGTAGAAACAAAGCTACTTTTTTTAAAGATTAATTTGTAACGAAAGTGTTACAAATATAAAGGGATGTGATAAAAATGACAGATCTAGAAAAAGAAATAAGAAATCTAATATTTGATTTGATTGACAACGAAGAGTTAAAAATGAATATAAACAATCAAATAGAATACACTCAAGATTGGCTAAATAAGTGGCTTATGGAGTGCATATTAGACGGATATTCAACTAAAGAAGTGATAAGAATTCGTGAGTACTTTGAAAACTTTTCTTACGAAGACGAAAGAGAAACTTGGGACACAGTTTATTATGAAGACTGTAACGGTGGAATTGACTGGTATGAGGAAAACGAAAGAATGGAAACGTTTATCGTTGAAACTAAAAAGGTGGGATAAATGGATAAGATGTGTGAACTTGCAAAAGCTATAAGCGACTTGAAGCTTACAAGGAACGAAATAAGGAAAGGGCTAAGTGGATTTGAGGTTTTAACAATTTCTAAAAGATGCAAGACAACAGTAAATGAAACTTGTGAACTTATAGATCATCTTTTGAAAAAAAACATAAATTTAAAATTTTTAAAAGTCGGAAGGAAATAAAATGAAATTTACTTTATACAAAGATAATAAATTCGTAATGCAAAGGAAACATTTTTATCCTTTGAGAGTGTATCTTTTAAACGCTCTGGAGATGAAAAGTGTTTTTGAGATAAGTACAAAAGAAGTGATAAAAAAAGCAAAGAAAAATAATTATAGAATAGAGGTAGAAAGATGAAATTTGATGTGTTGAAAATAGTAAATGAAAACAGTGAAAGAACAAGAAAGGAAATGGAAGCAAAGAAATTTAAAAATAGGATAAAAAGATTTTTTAAAAAAATAAAATAAAGGAGATTAAACATGAAAAAAATATTAGTACACTGTGGAAAAATATTAATAATAACTGTTTTAACAGTTCTAGCATTTAGATATGCTAAAGAAATTCGTGGATATGATGGAGTTGGTGGAGAATTAGCAATACCATTTCATTTATGGGTACTGCTTTATCTAGCACCAAAAATGATAAAAGAAATTGGAAAAATAAAAGGTGGTAACAGAAATGAAATTGAATAACGAATTGAAAGAGAAAGTTATGAAAATAGCACAATTAGTATTAGATATTAATTGGGATTTAAGAGAAGAAAAAGTACTTTTTGATATATTTAAAGATTATGTCTTATTCGCAATAACAGAATCAGACACTAGAAACGTAATAATGAGAGAACAAATTACATTTTATGACACTAATGCGATTAGAATATCAAATAAAGTGATAAAAGAATTAGAAAAAAGGATTCAAAAAGGAAGAGGAGAAATATGAAATATAAAGAAATAAGTTACAGAAATGAAAATGAATGGCATAACATAAGACAAAAGCACATTGGTGGGAGCGATGTAAGTGTTATAATGGGCTACAATGAATATAAAAATCTTGTAACTTTATGGGAAGAAAAAACAGGCAGGCGTGAACAGGAAGATCTGAGTGATAACAAGGCAATACAACGTGGAAAATTAAGTGAAAATCTACTTATAGAACACTTTAAAATCAACAACCCTAATTATACTGTGGATAAACTCGAAAAAACGCTTGAGAGCCTTAAATTTGGTTTTATGAGTGCCAATCTTGACGGAACATTGAAAAACAAACAAGGAGAAATGGGAGTTCTAGAAATTAAGACGGCAACATGCCATTCATATCAAATTTACAAGGATAAATGGCAAAATGATATTCCAATTGAATATTATTTACAAATTCAACATTATCTATACGTAACTGGTTGGAAATATGCAATATTATATGCTGATATAAAATTAGCTTTTGCAAATAATAAACATGAAATCAAACAATATTTTATTGAACGTGATGAGGAAGATATAAAAGAAATTATAAAAAAAGAGATATGGTTCAATTCATTTATACTTAATGATATCGAGCCACCATCAAAAAGAAGATTAGTAATATAGGAGGAAAAATGGGAACACAGGAATTACAAGTAATTGAGTTTGAAGTGACAGAACTTGTGCCAGCTAAAGTTTCAAGTAATATTAATGACTTGAAAAACTTTATGAAAATTGTTAAGCAGAAATACGAAGGCTGGATCGTTACTGAAGATGATATTGATATAGCTAAATCAGAAAGAACTAAATTAAATAAACTTGAGAAGAAAATAAGTGATGAGAGAAAGAAAATACAGAAAAAGGCAAATGCTGATATCGAAATACTCATTGATACTCTTAAAACTTATGAAAAAGAAGTAAAGAGGATATCAAACTTTATTGGCGAACAACTTAAAGGATACGATGAAAAAATAAGAGAAAAAAAGAAAGTTGAAGTACAGAAGAAAATAAATAACATCTTCACAAGAAACCCAGGATTAAAAATTTTCCTGGAATGGAATGACAAATGGCTAGATAAATCATTTACTTTCAAGAAAATTGAGAACGAAGTACAAAAACAATATGATGAGCTTGAGAAAAAACAAGACTTCATAAATTCACAAATTGCAAAGGCAAATTCAGAAATTGAATTTATGATAACTTTTGAATCAATGAAATTTTTAATGACTGAGGATTATAACGTTATTACTGAAAAAATTGAAAGCAAGAAGAACGAAATCAAGCAGACAGAGGCAAATTTAAGACAAAAAGCTGAGGAAGAAAAACAAAGAGCTATAGAAGAAGCTGAAATTCAAAAACAAAAAGAAATTGAAGAAATCAAAAAGCAACAAGTTGTTCAAATAGAACTGCAGAACATGGAAACTACTAAAAAAGAAAAATATTATGATACAACAATAAGATTTGTAAATGCTCCGTTAAGTTTTCTAATAATGTTGAAAAAAGAAGCGGACAGACTAGGAATTGAAACTGAAAAAATATCAAGCAAACAAATTTAGGAGGATATAAAAATGGGAAGACTAGGAAATGAAGATAACAGAAGACAAAACCAATTAATGACATTTACAGTAGGAAATGAGGAAGTGAAGTTAAGTCCTGCAATCGTAAAAAATTACTTAGTAAATGGAAATGGAAATATTACGGATCAGGAAATTAATTATTTTATGCACTTATGTAGAGCAAGAAAATTAAATCCTTTTGTAAAAGAAGTATACTTAATAAAATATGGAACTCAACCTGCTGCAATGGTTGTATCAAGAGATGCACTAGAAAAAAGAGCAATTAAACATAAGGATTACAATGGTAAAAAAACAGGGTTATGGATTCTAAAAAAAGATACTGGAGAACTAGAAAAAAGAGATGGAACAATTTATGTAAAAAGCAAAGAGGAAATAATTGGTGCCTGGTGTACAGTTTATCGTAAAAATTGGGAAAATCCTGTAACAGTAGAAGTCAATTTTGACGAATATGTACAAAGAAAAAGTGACGGAAAACCTAATACAAACTGGGAAAATAAACCAGTTACAATGATAACTAAGGTGGCAAAAGCTCAAGCATTAAGAGAAGCATTTATTGAAGATCTTGACGGAATGTATGAAGCTGAGGAAATAGGAGTGAATGAAAGCGAACTAGACAATACGCCTGTTCAAGTAACAGAACCTTACTCTAACGATAATATAGAAGATGCTGTTGAAGTTATATCAGAAAATGAAGATGATGGAAATCCATTTTAATATAAGCAAAGAGGGTTAATTGAGAGAAATGGAGGAATGATGAAAAAGAAGTACTTTTACAACAAAGATGATATAATGAAAATACTGGAAGCCCCTGAAAAACGTGCGAAGAAAATCATAAAAGATTTGAACAAAGAACTAGAAGAAAAAGGGTTTCTATATTACGATAAAGTCGTAAATGCTAAATATTTTAACGAAAGATACAATATAGAATAGGTGATTTATATGCCAGTATACAAAGATGATGAAAGAGGAACTTGGTATTGTGAATTTAGATATAAAGAAATAAACGGTTTTACTAAAAAGAAAAAGAAAAGGGGATTTAAAACAAAAAAAGAAGCTGTTGAATATGAGAGAAATTTTTTAGCGCAATTATCTACAAAAGCAGAAACAATTTTCTTCAAAGATTTTGCTCAAATATATTTAAAAGATATAAAAACACGAATAAAACCAAGTTCTTACAACAACAAAGAAAAGATTTTTAAATTTAAGCTCATTCCATTTTTTGAAAATATTTTAGTCGGGGACATTACCCCTATTATAATTAGAAAATGGCAGAATGAAGAACTAAAAAATAATTATAAAAAAAGTTATTTTGTAACTATACAAAAAGAAATGTCTGCGATTATGAATTATGCTGTAAAATTTTATAACTTGCCATTCAATCCAGTTGCGAGAGCTGGACAAGTTAGTGATTCTCCTCTATTGAGGGAAAAAGATGAAATAAAAGTTTGGAACTTGAAAGAATTTAACGAATTTATAAAATATGTAGATAACTGCGAATTATACACAATATTTAATTTACTTTATTTTACAGGAGCGAGAATTGGAGAGATTTTAGCACTAAATCACAAAGACTTTAATTTTAAGAACAACACTATGAGAATTAATAAAAGTTATCAAAAAATAAATGGAAAAGAGCATATCACAACACCAAAAACTAAAAGTTCGATTAGAACAATAAAGATACCTAATTTTCTTTGTGACATAGTTCAAAAATACTTAAAAAAATTATATGATATAAATACTCCAAGAATTTTTAATACAAGTAGAACTAATGTTCACCGGTGTAAAAACAATATAATAAGAAAATATAATCTAAAGAAAATCAGATTACATGATTTTAGGCATAGCCACGCAAGTATTTTATTGAATGAAGGTGTTAATATAATAGCAGTATCAAAAAGGCTGGGGCATGAAAGTGTTAAAATGACACTAGATACATATGCACATTTAATGGACAAAGGCGAAGGCAAACTAATAGAAACACTTGAGAAATTAAAAAATGAAGATTTTTAA